CTTTCAATAAGTCGAGAATTATCTCAGCTGCAATAGATCACCATTGTTATCTAAGTGTTAAAGATTTACCACCATATTTTGGTTACAAGTATAGGGTATCATATTCAAGAATAGAAATGATAAGTGAGATTGATGATATTGATCATCCATCTGTAAGAAACTGTTTAAAGCTTTTAGAAGTAGATGATAGTTTAACTATAACACATGATGGTGAAATGCCAGCAATGTCTGGTGTTGGTTCTAGTTCATCTTTTACAGTTGGCCTTTTAAATGCTTTATATCATAAAAAAGGTATAAAACTTAGTTCTAAAGATTTAGCCTTACAAGCTATTCATGTAGAACAACACTTGAATAAAGAAAGTGTTGGCATACAAGATCAAATTACAGCTGCATATGGTGGTATAAATAAAATTACTGCTGGTCTTGGGCCTGAATGGGAAGTAGAACCTGTAAATATATCTGAAGAATATATTAAAGAAATGGAAGACCATATACTTTTAGGTTTTTCAGGTAAAAATAGAATTGCTGAAGTACAATCAAGAAAACAAGTAGAACAAATTGGTAAAAATAAAAATTATTTAAATGAAATAATGGATGTTGCAAATATGGGCATTCGTTATATAGAAGAAGAAAGTGATATAGAAAAAGTATCTAGTATGTTAAAAGCTATTTGGAAATTTAAAAAACATTTGACAAGTGATTTGACAAATAAAAAGCTAGATGATATATTTGAGTTATCAGATAAAAATGGCTCATTAGGTGGAAAATTAATGGGTGCTGGGGGTGGTGGTTTCTTTATGTTTGTTGTACCACCAGAAAAACAAGAAAAATTTAAACAAGCTCTCAATTGTATTAAAGTTTGGGTACCTTTCAAACTAAGTAGAGAGGGTAGTCAAATCATATGAGTCTTAAAAAGGACCTTAATATTAATCATCAAACGGAACACAGCCAGAGTAACATTTTGTCAACCCCTTTGTCAAGCAAAATAATGCACAATTACCAAGAAACTTTTGAAGAAAAAGGTTACGTTCATGTAAAAGAATTTATACCTCGGGAAGTAGCTAAATATTTATTTGAATATCTAAAGTTTTCAAGTCATGCTCGTGTACTATCTAGAGATAATAGTTATTTGGGTGATGAACAAGTGCCAGGTTCTTTTGCACCTAGACACGGTGATTTAGCTTTTCAGGCATTAATGAAACAAATGCGACCTACAATGGAAATTATTACCGGCCTAGACTTGTGTTCTACTTACACTTATGTTAGACTATACCGTGAAGGTAATGAATTAAAAAAACATACAGATAGGCCTTCTTGCGAAATATCAGTAACAGTAAAATTATCTGATACAAGTAGAGATGGATATAATTGGCCTATTTTTATGGAAGGTACCGAATGTATTTTAAAAGATGGTGATGCAGTAATATATCGAGGTTGTGATTATGAACATTGGCGTGAAGTATGTAAAGGTGGTAAAAAATATCGTCTTGGCCAAGCTTTTTTACATTACATAGATAAAAACGGTCCTCATTACCCTGAGTATGCTTATGATAAACAACCATATGCTAAATTATTTGAAAGTGAATTATGACTAAAAAATCGAATCATTATGTAAACAATGCAGACTTTTTAAAAGCATTAATAGAATATAAAGACGCTTGTACAAAAGCAAGAGAATATGAAACAACAGAACCACAAATACCAAATTACATTGGTGAATGTTTTTTCAAAATAGCTGAGCACCTATCAAGAAAACCTAACTTCATATCATATTCTTTTCGAGATGAAATGATTTCAGATGGTATAGAAAATTGCCTAATGTATTTTCGTAATTTCAATCCAGAAAAAAGTAAAAATCCTTTTGCCTATTTTACACAAATAATTTACTATGCCTTTTTACGAAGAATTACCAAAGAAAAAAAACAGCTATATGTAAAATATAAGGCCACAGAACAGATGGGTATAATGGAAGATCAAGAACAATTGCCTGATGGAAGCTTGAAACCTTTTGAACTTTATGATAACATAGCAGAGTTCATTCAAAACTTTGAAGAAAGTAAGAAGAAAAAGAAAGAGGCTAAAATAAAAGGTCTTGAGAAATTTCTGTGATAGTTAGGAGCATACATATTGAAACTTTGTATATTAGGCGATACACATTTTGGAGCAAGAGGTGATTCAGTAGATTTTCATAATTTCTTTGAAAAGTTTTATGAAAATACTTTCTTTCCATATTTAATAGAAAATAATATTGATACAGTATTTCAGCTAGGCGATCTTTTTGATCGCAGAAAATATATCAATTTTAATTCACTATACTTGTGCCGTAAATATTTTTTTGATAAGCTAAAAGATAACAATATAAAAATGTATACTCTTTTAGGTAATCATGACATATCATATAAGAATACCTTAAAGGTAAATTCATCAGAGCTTCTTCTAAAAGAATATAATAATGTAACTGTGTATAGTAATTATACTCAGATAGAATTTGATGGTATGAAAGTTGATATTGTGCCTTGGTTATGTAAAGAAAATGAAAATGAAATATTTGAATCTATGAAAACTAGCACTTCAGATATATGTTTTGGCCATTTTGATATTGATGGTTTTGAAATGTATAGAGGTAATAAATGTTTAGGTGGTTTAGATAGAAACAAATTTAACAAGTATGATATGGTTTTAACAGGCCATTTTCACCATAAATCAGATGATGGACATATTTACTATGTTGGTACGCCTTATGAAATGATGTGGTCTGATTATGGTGATACTAAAGGTTTTCATATATTAGATACTGAAACAAGAGAAATGGAGTTTATATCAAATCCATATCAAATGTTTCATAGAATAAGGTATGATGATTCGCAAACAAACTTTGAACATTGGAATAACTTTGATTATAAAAAAACAAAAGATTCTTATGTCAAGATTGTAGTTTTAAATAAACAAAACCCATATCTTTTTGATACGGTTGTAGATAACTTTTATAAGGCTGAAGTTGCTGATATGTCCATTGTTGAAGATTTTAGTGATATGAATTTTGGAGTTGATAAGGATATTATTAATCAAGCAGAAGATACAATAACAATATTGTCAAAGTACATTGATGATCGTTCTGATGATCTTGTAAAAGATTCAAATAAATTGAAGGATTTAATGAAAGAACTTTATGTTGATGCTATGAATGAGGAGCGTACAGAATGAGTCACAGCTATAGAGGCATATACAATAACCCACAGGAAAGACAAAGAAAATTTTTTACATATTGTTATTGGTCTAAGGCTTTTGATGAAAAAGAAATGGATCAACTTCATAAACAAATGGATGAATATGAACTTGATAGGGGCAGTACAATTCAGACAAAACTTGAAGGAAAATCAAATTCAAATACAAAAGCAAATATAATAAGCACTCAAAAACCGAATGAAGCTGTGAGAAAATCTGATGTTGCATTTATTAACAGAGATGAGAAAACGGCTTGGATTTATGATAGATTAAATTATGTAATAGATTGTTTAAATGTGCAATTTTATAATTTTGACTTGAATGGTTATGATACTTTTCAATATACTGTTTATCATGATTACGAAAAAGGTAAATATGATTTTCATCAAGATACAATTATGGGTAACTCATTACCTGATGATATGTATGAAACTAGAAAGTTGTCAGTTACATTTTTATTAAATGAACCTGGTGTAGATTTTGAAGGCGGTGAATTTCAAATTAATTCAGGTGAAGAAAAAAATGCTGAGTCAATACAAATGAAAAAAGGTGACATAATTGTGTTTCCATCATTCATGGTGCATAGAGTAAAACCTGTTACAAAAGGCACAAGAAAATCAATTGTAATTTGGGTTCTGGGGCCAAAATTTAGATGATCATATTTCGCAGAATAAAATGGAAAAATTTATTATCAACAGGTAACTATTTTACAGAAGTTAAGCTTGACAATAAAGATAGTTCTTTAATTGTAGGTGAAAATGGTTCTGGTAAATCAACTTTACTTGATGCTCTGTGCTTTGGCCTATTCAATAAACCTTTTCGTAAAATCTCAAAAACACAAATTGTAAATTCAATTAACACTAGAGATTGTGTTGTTGAGATTCAATTCGACACAAACAATAAATCGTATAGAGTTATTCGTGGTGCCAAGCCAAATGTTTTTGAAATATATGAAAATAATGAATTACTTAATCAAGATGCCTCTGCTAGAGATTACCAAGATTTTTTAGAAAAATTCATACTTAAATTAAACTTTAAATCTTTTACACAAATTGTCATGTTAGGTTCAGCTTCTTTTACACCATTCATGCAATTATCACCAAATGATAGAAGATCAATCATAGAAGATTTGTTAGACATTAGAGTATTTTCTGTAATGAATGGATTATTAAAAAGTAAAATGCAAGAGAATAAGGAAAATGTTACAGAAAAAAAACATTCAATCGAATTGAATGATCAAAAACATGAAATGAAGCTTGCGTATATAAACACACTAAAAGAAGATAATCGTTTAAAAATTGAAAAATATAAAAACGAAAAACAAAATTGTGAAACTGATGTAATAAATTACACTCAATATAACGAGGCAAATACTATAGCTGTAGGTATATTACAAGAAGAAGTTAAATTAAAAACACAGTCAGAATCAAGAATTAAAAAGATTACAAAATTAGAATCTCAAATAGAATCAAACATAAAGAATCATAATGAAGATATTACGTTCTTTAAAAATCATGATGATTGCCCCACCTGTAAACAGGCAATTAATGAGGCATTTAAAACAAATAAGCTTGACAATTTGTCAGATAACCTAGTAAAATATGAAGATGGACTAAAAGAATTAGAAACTAAGTTTTTTGAAGAACAGAAAAAATTAAATAGAATACAAGAGGCTCAAGAGGACATACATGAATTACAAGTAAATATTGCCACAAATAATAACGTAATTACTGTAAAAAGAGAAAAGATAGTTGAGATAGAACAAGAAATAGATGGTTTAAAAACTTCAAAATCAACTTCACAAAAAGAAGAAGAAGAATTAAAAGTATTAGAAAAAAAATTAGTTGATACAAAAAGTGAATTAAAAGAGCTTTTAGATGACAAAATTTATTATGAGGTGGCTTCAATACTATTGAAAGATACAGGCATTAAAACAAAAATAATTAAACAATACTTGCCTATTATTAATCAACTTACTAATAAGTATTTGTCGAGTTTAGATTTTTTTGTTAATTTTAATTTAGATGAAGGTTTTAAAGAAACGATTAAGTCAAGACATAGAGATGATTTTTCATATGCTTCATTTAGTGAAGGTGAGAAACAAAGAATTGATATGGCTTTACTTTTAACTTGGCGTGCTGTAGCTAAGATAAAAAATTCAGCGAATACAAACTTGCTTATTCTTGATGAAACTTTTGATTCTTCATTAGATGCAAATGGTACTGAAGATTTGATGAAAATTTTACAATTACTAGAAGATGTTAATTTATTCGTAATTAGTCATAAAGGAGATGTATTACAAGACAAATTTATGAATGTGATTAAATTTAAAAAAGATCGTAATTTTTCAAGGATAATTAATTAATGTTAGAAAAAGAAGAATTTTTGTCAGAGTTTTATTCAGATGATGGTACAAAAGTAGCTAAAGTTTATTACAAAGTACATGGTGGTGGAAATAGTTATATTGCAAAATGTTATAAAGATAAAATATTAGTTAATAGTATAATAGCACATAATGAATTTGATGTTGAAGCTAACGCAGAGGATTGGGTTTTAAAATGAGTGACGAAAATATATTAAAAATTGATACAGGTATAGGAGTTAAAAATACTACTGTTGATACAGTTAGAGGATCAATTAAAAAAAATACTGATTTTGCTAAAGATAAACTTTTGCCTTTTGTAAGTGAAAATGATGTTATACTTAAAACTTCTATGCCAAAATTTGTTGATAGTTTACCTGATGAATATTGGAATACTTTATTACACAGAATGTGGTTGACAATGAAACATAGTGGCGGTATTGGTTTATCAGCAAATCAAGTTGGTATAAATGAAAGATTTTTTATTATAGGTAATGAAGAGATATGTATTGCCTGTATTAATCCTGAAATAGAAGATCAATCAGAACAAGAAGAAATTTCTAAAGAAGGATGTTTATCTTATCCAGGTTTAATAATAAGTGTGAGAAGGCCTAAGTGGGTTGTAGGTAAATTCACTAATGCTGAAGGTAAAGAAATGACACAAAGGTTTGATGGTTTATCAGCCAAATGTTACTTTCATGAACTAGATCATATGAATGGTATTAGAATGATTGATCATGCAAGTCCTTTTGCACTTAAAAGAGCTAAAGAAAAAAGAAATAAATTATTAAAAAAAGTGGAGCGAAGGAGTAAAAAATGAGAACAGAACAAATAATTACTACACTTAAAAATCATCTTATCTCTCAAATGGATAAACACAGAATGAATGTTGAGATTATGATTGATAACCCAATGGCGATACATGATCATACGGCTTGGACAGAAGGTGTAGAAAGTGAACTCGGTAAAATGGCTGAATATCATGATAAACTAGAAATGATTTCAAAGTTTGTATCATATGAGTCTGAAAAAGGCCATGCAAATCAAAAAACAAAATATTCAATTTTTAATGGCGATTCTACACTTAAATGAGTACATACAAATATGATGTAAAAGATGATGTAGAAACACAATGGAAAAAGTGGAGTGAGTCTGAAATAGTATTTGATGATATATCAGATTCAGATTTGAAAGAAAACATTGTAACAGATTTATCTTATGTTTCTCAAATGGACGTAAGAGAATATACACTATATCAAAAGTTTTGTGAAGTAAAACAAAGATACCCAACAATCACAGTAAACGATTTGTGGGAGGGTGAACGACAAGTATTAAAAGATGAGAAACAAAGAAAAGCTTTAGCAGAGGTTAAAAATAATATTTGGCAACCAAAAACAAATGAAGATTACCTAGAGTTAGAACCTGAAATGATTTATACAGGTGGTAAAGATGGTATGCCAGAAATATGGAATGCTATTAGAACTTTTACATCTACAATGAGAAACAACTCCAATATAGGCCGTAATTTAGCTTATATTATTCGTGATAAAAAAACTAAAAAATATCTTGGTGTTATTTGCATTACAGGTGATTTTATTGACTTAACACCAAGAGATAAATTTATTGGTTGGGATCGTAATTACAAAACAGAAAGTGGTATGTTAAATCATACAGCAATAGGTTCTACGATTGTACCATTACAACCTCTTGGTTTTAATTATGTTGGTGGTAAACTATTAGCTTTACTTTGTTTATCAGAACAGGTACAATCACAATGGAAGAAAAATTATGGTGATGATTTAGTAAGTGTAACAACAACATCACTTTATGGTAAAACAAAAAAAGGTGGTCTATCACAATATGATAATTTAAAATATTGGAAGCCAATGGGCTTTACAAGTGGTTCTGTTTCATATGAACCAACAAAGAAAACAATATATCAAATTAGACATTGGTTGATGAAAAACCACCCACGAAAATATTTTGAATGGTATGTTGCCAAAAGACCAAATGGTCAACAATTAAAAAGAGATCATAGGCATAGATCGTATGCTTTCACATATAGTAAATTAGGTAATATACCAAAAGAAATAATGAAATCTGATCACGCAAGAGGTGTTTACTTTTGCCCCTTATATGATAAAAGCTGTGCATACTTGAGAGGTGAAGCTGAAATAAATGATTTGACAAAGGCATTTGATAATTCCACAGAGTCACTATCAGAGCTTTGGAAATACAAGTATGCAAAACCTAGAATTAAACAATTGGTCAAAAAAGGTAGAGAATCGAAAGAAAGTTTATTTTATGACGATTTAATATATAAATCATGGAATGAAACAAAAGATTCATATTTGCCCCAAATTGGCAGATAGTTATGTTATAGTATATACATAATTTGCGGTGGGTCGTAGGACAAGTTACTCCCAGTAATTAGTGTGGTGCAACTCCACAACACCGCTCCACCTTTGTTGTATTTTAACAACAAAATTAATGCTTGACAGTTGAGCAGCCTTCCTCTAGGATGGTAGACATAGAGTTAATTATTAGGGAGTTTTATGTCATTAGTTGAACAGAAATCACAATTAGCGAAGTTACTTGCTACTGAAAATGTTGTAATACAACATAAAAAAGTACAAACAGCTTCATTCAATCCTACAACAAGAGTTCTTACTTGCCCTATCTGGAAAGATATGAGTCCAGAACTTTATGATTTATTAATGAGTCATGAAGTTGGTCATGCTTTAAATACTCCGGCTGATGGTTGGCATGGTGCTGTATCTAAAAATGGCAGAAACTATAAGAACTTTCTTAATGTTATTGAAGATGCTCGTATTGAAAAAAGAATTAAAAGAAGATATCCAGGTCTTGTAAAATCTTACATCAAAGGTTTTAATGAACTTTTAGATATGGACTTATTTGGTATTCAAGATATTGAAGAAATAAATGAGTTAAGCTTTATTGATAGAATTAATCTTTTCACAAAGAGTTCATATTCTATGCCTATTCAATTCTCTAATGAAGAGTCCTTAATTATTGATGAAATTAAAAAACTAGAATCATGGGAAGATGTTATTGCTATGACAGATAGATTGTGGGATCAGGCAGTAGAGGAACAGGAACAAGATCAAACTACTATGTTTGATTATACTGATATAGAAGATTTGTATGTTGAAGATCCGACTGGTAAATCTGATCAAACCGGTTTTTCTCCTAATGATGATTCGGATAATGAAGATCAATCAGAACAAGAAGAAATAGAATCTGATGAATCTGATGAAGATGAGGATTCTAAAGTATCATCTGATAGTAATTTCAAGCTTGAAGAGGAAGATGAATCAGAAGAAGAGAATGAAAAAGATTCAGAAGATCAAGGAGTTTCGCCTCATGGCGCTGTTGATGGTCATGAAAAACATGAGCCAACTTGCGAAACTGATGAATCATTTAGAGAAAATGAAAGTCAATTACTTAGCGAATCTTCTAAAGACAATATTTATATTGACATACCAAAGCCACGCTTAGAAAGAATTTTAGAAGATACTGTAACGGTGAATAAAGGTATGACAAAATTCTATGATGAAATAGCAACTAGAGGCGATGGTTTTTGGCACTTCAATATTAAAAGAAATCTTATTGAGGTTTCTGAGGCTAAAAAACTTTTTAGTCGTAGCCATGTTTTAAATGAGTTTAAGAAGAAAAATGATCGTTTTATTTCATTGATGGCTAAAGATTTTGAAATGAAAAAAGCCGCTACAAAATATGCCAAGGCTAGATTATATACCTCTGGTGATATTGATGTTAATAAGATTTACAAGTATAAGTTTGACGATCAAATTTTTCGTAAGTTGACAAAATTACCAAAAGGTAAAAATCATGGTATGATTCTAGTTCTTGATTTATCAGGCTCTATGGATCGCAACATGGCCGGTTCAATTGAGCAAATTGCTATTCTTACTGCTTTTTGTAAGAAAGTTCAAATACCATTTAGAGTTTTTGGTTTCACCTCTAGACCTATAAAAAGTAGCTATGAAGATTATTCAGAAAGCGTTAAACTAACTGATAAATGGTATGTAACTGAAGGATCACTTGCTCTTGATGATGATTGGGCATTAAGAGAATTTATTAATTCTGATATGGGTGCAGCTGCATATAAAAATGCACTTGAGAATTTGTTATTAGGTAAGTCAAGTTACAATTACAGCACTCTTAATGTTGGTTATGGTTTAATACCAGAGGAATTAGGTTTAAGTAGTACACCATTGAATGAGGCTATCGTAGCTCTTGGTACAATTATACCAGAGTTTAGACAAAAGAACAATTTAGATATTGTAAATACTATTTTTGTACATGATGGTGATTCTAATTGGAGTCAATCATATAATACTTGGTATGATCCAGAAGTAGTTGGTGATAAGCATACATTAAAGGCACATTGGCGTACTATTGGTACGAGAAATTCAGACTACAACTTTGTTATACAAGATAAAAAAGTTCGTTTTTCAAGTGTTGTAACAAATGATCGAAATAATAATATTACAAATGATTTATTAATATGGCTCAAAGCTAAGACTGATACACAAGTTTTCGGTTTCTTTGTTTCAACTAAAATGTCAGATGCAATTAATTATAGATATGTTCCTAAAGATTCTAAAAACGTAAATTTTTATAGAGCTCCTTGGGAAGAGAAAGAAGCGGTTAAGAAAATAGCTAGAAAGCAAAAGTTTATAGAATCAAATAACAAAGGCTTTGATCAGTTTTATATTCTAAATGATAGTAATAAGCTTACTACTGATGATGAAGAGTTTGAGTTTGAGGTTAATAATAAAAAGAGTATCAATACAAGAAGCCTTGCTAGTCAATTCACTAAAATGAATAGAACTAGATCAGTAAATCGCATACTAGCAACAAAATTTATAGAAAAAATTGCGGTAAAGTTGTAAAAATGCAACATTATCGCTTGACAAATGGGGTTGGTGCTGATAGGATGGTACCATAGATTAACAAAAACGTGGGAGTTTTTATATTATGAGTAAAGTTAGACAAAAGTTTATTGATGCGGTTGTAAAGTTAGGTAAAGAGAGTGTTACCACAGATGATATTAAAAATATTGTATCTGATACAGGTATTGCTCATCCATACTGGTTTACAAACCAAAAAGACCTAAGAATAGGCCGTGGCGTCTATGACGTTTCAGAATATGTTGCTAAGGTAGTAAAGTTACCTACAGCAAAAACAACAATCAGAAAAACACCAACAGCAGAGGCAAATGTAATTAGCTCTGTTGTCACTTCTTTAGAAGTTAATAGTTTGATACCTGAAAAATATTCAAACTATGTTCCTTTTGGCATCTATAAAGATGTTGAAAGTATTATTAAATCCAAAAAGTTTTTTCCATGTTTTATCACAGGTCAATCTGGTAATGGTAAAACAATGTCAGTTGAACAAGCTTGTGCGAGAAACAAACGCAAGTATGTTTGCGTATCAATGACACCTGAAACTGATGAAGGCGATTTACTTGGTAATTATGTATTGATCAATGGTCAAATGGAATGGCGAGATGGTCCAGTCACGGTGGCGGCGAAGCAGGGTGCTGTATTATGTATAGATGAAATAGATTATGGTGCGAATAATCTTGCTTCGTTGCAACGTGTTTTAGAAGGCAAGCCATTTCTTCTTAAAAAGAAAGGTGAAATTGTAGAACCTGCTGAAGGCTTTACAATCTTTGCTACTGCTAATACAAAAGGCAAGGGCTCAGATGATGGTCGTTATATGTACACTAACGTGCTTAATGAGGCATTTCTTGAGAGATTCCCTACAACTGAAGAGCAAGATTGGCCTTCAAGAAAGATTGAGATTAACATTCTCAAAAAAGAATTAGATGGTCAAGATGATGACTTTGCTGAGAAGCTTGTGCTTTGGGCTGAAGTTATCCGTAAAACATTTGAACAAGGTGGTTGTGATGAAGTCATATCGACTAGACGATTAGTTCACATATCCAGAACTTTTGGTATATTCTCCGATAAGTTAAAGAGTATTGCTAAGTGTATTGCTCGTTTTGACGAGGACACTAAGGCTACATTCTTAGACTTGTATACCAAAGTAGATTCTGGTGCTGATGCTGACTCACTACTTACAGGTGAAGAAACTCCCAAAACTCCCCTACCTGATGAGAGTGTATCATAACCACCGCCCCTAAAGGAGTGAGAACGGTCCTCCTGAAATGTACCGTTCAATTTTATTTTGGAGTTGTTTATGTCAAGTGAGAGCAAAATCATAACGTATCTTTCTAAAGTTGATGGGTACAATACGCTCACCGCTAATCAAATGCGTTCTAAATTTGGTGTTAAGAATCCATCTGCCATGATTGATACCTTGAGAAAAAAAGGACACGCAATTTACAGGAACTCAAAGAAAGTTTCTAATGGTTCAAAGGTGAGTTTCTATCGGTTGGGTAAACCAACTAAAGAGATTGTATCTGCTGGTATTATGGCACTACGATCACAAGGCATTAATGCTTTTGCCTAAAAAAAGCTTATGATTGTCGGCTAAGACTAATACATATAGGTAGAGCGTATTAGTCTTAGTCATTTTTTTATGGGAACATTATGGAAATTCAAGTTAAAGTTGATGATTTAAAACAACATAAATTGTTTATTGCAACACCTATGTATGGTGGTATGGCACATGGCCTTTATATTAAATCATGTTTAGACCTTCAAGCACAAATGAGCAAGTATGGAGTAGAAACAAAGTTTTCATTTCTTTTTAATGAATCATTAATTACAAGAGCAAGAAATTATTTGGTTGATGAATTTTTAAGATCGGGTTTTACTCATCTATTATTCATTGATTCGGACATACATTACAATCCACAAGATATATTAGCCTTATTGGCAATGAATAAAGAAGTTTCGGGTGGTCCATATCCGAAAAAATCAATCAATTGGGGAAATGTGGCTCACGCAGCCAGAAATCATCCAGACTTAGATCCGGGTGAACTAGAATCTTTAGTTGGGGAATATGTGTTCAATGTAGTAAAAGGAACAGATCAATTCCAAGTTACCGAACCATTAGAAGTTATGGAAATTGGTACTGGTTTTATGTTAGTTCAACGTCAAGTATTTGACAAAATGAAGGATCACTACCCACAAATACATTACAAACCAGATCATGTTGGCCAACAACATTTTGATGGTTCTAGATATATTCACGCTTATTTCGACACCGTTATTGATAGTAAAGGTAGCATTACTGATGGTGGTTCAGATAGGTATTTAAGTGAAGATTATATGTTTTGCCAAATGTGGCGTAAAATGGGTGGACAAATTTACTTATGCCCATGGATGAAAACACAACACATTGGTACATATGCTTTCTCTGGTAATATGCCAGCTGTTGCACAATTTACTGGTAAACTATGACAATAGATTACAAATATAATGAAGATGAACTGATCAATGAATTACATTTATACATAGATCAAACATATGGGCAACACTATTCAAAAGATAAGTTTCAGGCGACTGAATTTATTATTGATAGTGGCCATGGTGAAGGATTCTGTATTGGTAACATTATGAAATATGCACAAAGGTACGGCAAAAAAGATGGCTATTGCCGAAAAGACCTTTTAAAAGTGTTACACTATGGAATAATAGCATTACATAATCATGATATAAAACGAGGTGATAATAAATGAAGATGAGCTCTAAGACGTTAAACGTATTAAAAAATTATGCAAATATTAATCAAGGTATTTTCTTTAAGAAAGGTAAAACTTTAAAGACAGTATCCTCTCACAAAAATATTTTAGCTGAGGCTACAATTGAAGAGGATATTCCAGCAGATTTTGGTGTCTACGATTTGAATAACTTTCTTTCGGTAGTTTCTTTAGATAAAGATAATCCATCATTCGAGTTTGATGCCAAACACGTTGTTGTTGTAGGTAAGAAAGGTCGATCTAGAATTAAGTATCGTTTTTGTGACCCAACAATGATCGTATTACCTCCTGAGAAAAACTTTGTAATGCCAGCTGCGGAAATAAAATGTTTACTTTCAAGTGAAGATTTTGATTGGATTTTAAAGTCAAGTTCAGCTTTAAGTTCTCCGCATATTGCAATTCAATCCGATGGTGTTACAGTTGATGTTGTATCATTCAATGGTCAAGATGATAGTGCTCATACAGATGCCTTACAGATTGATAAGGGTAATGGTAACAAGTATAAAATGGTTTTCAAAACAGAAAACATAAGTAAAATTTTACCTGGTAACTATGAAGTGAGTATATCATCTAAAGGTGTTTCTCATTTTAAAAACAAAGATACAACACTACAATATTGGATCTCGACTGAAACTGGTAGTAATTTTGAGGCTAATGATGATGGCTAAATTGATCAAACTTAAAAACGCTTTTAAAGGTAATGTTACTGATGTTATTTACGTCAATGCTGATAAGGTGTATACTATTTTTGAACAGTTGAAAACATCTGATGATAATGAATTGAAAACAGTAACCACATTATATTGTGGAAATGAAGGATCTTGGGATGTTGAAAATACTCTAAGTGAAGTTATTAAAAGGTTGAATGATAACGAAACTATCCAAGATGGTATGAATACACATTTCAATCGAGCTATTAAAGATTCTAAAAAAATAGACGATTTGAAAAAACTTTGATTATGATTTATTATGTGAGGAGTTCCAATGGAACATTTATTATGGACAGAGAAGTATCGGCCGCAGGCCATAAAGGATTGCATATTACCAGATAGAGTTAAAAAACCTTTTCAGGAGTATGTAAATACATCCAACATACCAAACTTATTATTAAGTGGTGGTGCAGGTGTTGGTAAAACCACAGTAGCAAAAGCTATGTGTCAAGAGATTGGTTGTGATTCAATCATAATCAATGGTTCTGATGAATCAGGTATCGACACCTTTCGAGTTAAGATAAAGAACTATGCTTCTTCAGTTAGTTTAGCTGGTGGTCGCAAGGTCATCATTATAGATGAAGCAGACTATCTTAATCCAAACTCAACTCAACCCGCTCTTAGAAACGCAATAGAAGAGTTTGCAAGTAATTGTTCATTCATATTTACTTGTAACTATAAGAATCGTATCATAGAACCACTACACTCTAGGTGTGCCGTTGTTGACTTTACCTTACGCAATGGTGAGAAAGTCCAAATGGCTTCACAGTTCATGAAAAGAATTGTTGGTGTTCTTGATAATGAAGGTGTTGAGTACGATCAAAAGGTTGTTGCAGAACTTATTAAGAAACACTTTCCAGATTTTCGTAGAGTGATTAATGAGCTACAAAGATATTCAAACTTTGGTAAGATTGATATTGGTATTTTATCGCAAATTGGTGATGTACCGATAGAAAAGATCGTAGGATTCATAGAAGAAAAAAACTTTAAAGAGATTAGAAAGTGGGTCGCTACAAACGATATTGACTCAAATGCATTGTTTCGTAAACTCTATGATGTGCTATATGAAAAACTTAAACCTCATTCGATACCAAAGGCAGTTTTAATACTTGCAGATTATCAATATAAAGCTGCATTTGTATCTGATCAAGAGATTAATACAGTTGCTTGTTTAACTGAGCTAATGGTAGAGTGTGATTTCAAATGAAGAAACATTACTTTCCATTAGAATCTTTGATTGGCGGCTGTTATATACCAGAAAATATTTGTGATAATCTTGTACAGTATTTTAAAAATAATTCACAAAAACATGAATCTACTTTAAGGTACAATGAATATGATTCAGATGGTTTTACTCCTTTAACCAAAAAAGCATTAAGAACAAAAAGAACAGATATTGTAATACACCCTAAAAACATTGATTCATGTATAAGTGATTATAGAATATGGTTACAAAAATGTTTGATGGAATATATTAAAAAATATCCAATGGTAAATAATGTAAAAGAGTTTAATATATTTTGTGATTATGTATTACAATATTATAAACCTGGTGAAGGATATTTCTTAGATCATTTTGAGAATGACCATAGGAAGCCAGATGGAAATAGAGTATTGGTCTTTATGACATACTTAAATGATGTTCCTGATGGTGGTACAAATTTCAAGTATCAAAAATTTACAACACCTGCCATTAAAGGTTTGACTGTAATATGGCCTGCTTATTTTACTCATGTACACTCAGGTCAAATAACAAAAGAACATGAAAAATATATAATAACAGGTTGGTATACGACACATGATTAAAACAAGCCCATTTGAATTTGTAAAACAAATATTGCAAGGTAAAAAGCAATTGATTGTTGATGATATAACAGAGAAAGAATATAAGCCATTTTTAACCAATCGTTCTCTAAGTTATCACAAAGATTGTATTATTTTCGCAAATGAAATGAACCAAAGACATTTTTTAGACAATAAAATGCAGAATGACTTTTTACTAAATACAGTTAGATCCATGAGGAGACCTTTTTCAAAATGGTTAAAACCTGGATCAAAGAGTGAAAATTTAGAATGTATAAAGAGATATTATAACTTCTCAGACACAAAAGCTTTAGAAGCCTCTCGAATACTTTCCAAAGATCAAATTCAAAAACTGCAAGAGATTACCGATATAGGTGGTAGAAAGAAATAAAATGGTAGACTTAAACAACTTCATAGAAGTTACATTAGAAGAACAGGATGACTTTTTAAAAGTCCGTGAAACCTTAACAAGAATAGGTGTTTCATCAAGAAAAGAAAAAGTCCTCTACCAATCTTGTCATATATTACATAAACAAGGTAAGTATTATATTGTACATTTCAAAGAACTATTTGCATTAGATGGTAAGCCATCTAATATATCTGAAAATGATATACAGAGAAGAAATGCTATTGCAAAATTATTAGAAGAATGGGGTTTACTAACAATATTAAATCAGGAAAATATTGGTAATAATGTTGCTCCATTACACCAGATAAAGATTATATCCTTCAAGGAGAAGGATGAATGGAATTTAGTCGCTAAGTACAACATTGGTAAAAAACCAGAAGAACTTAGTAACTAAATATTAGTGATGCCTAAAAAGGGTCACAATTGTTTAACTTGCTTATTTTAAGGAGAATTAAAAATGGTAGATATTACAACCGGTCATTTTAAAGGTCTAGAAAGAGCTCTATTAGCTCACTCTACTTTAGGTTTTGAAAGAGTATTTAAGGATGTCGAAAGAATCTTAAATAATAAAACATCTTCAACTTTTCCGCCACATAATATATTAATGGTTAATGAAAACAATTATATTGTTGAATTAGCTATTGCTGGCTTTAGTAAAGAAGAAGTTGAAATAACAGTAGAGGATAACTCTTTAGTTATTAGAGGTGAAAAGATTGAAAAAGAAGTTGAGAGTGTTTCATATTTACACAAAGGTATAGGTACACGCTCATTCACAAAAACCCTATCTGTAGCTGATACTCTAGAAGTAAAAGGTGCTGAGTTTAAGGATGGTATTTTAAGAGTTGGTTTAGAGAATGTTATACCAGATCATAAAAAACCAAGAAAAGTTGAAATTAGTAATAGTCTCAATTTACTTAAACCTGAACTTTTACAAGAATCTAAAGCAGCTTAGTGCCGGTGGGGGGTTTCGTACCCCCACCTTTTATTTGGAGATATATAATGCAGTCCGTGAAACCTAACCGCAATTATAAAATGAGTAAACAAGATAAAATATTTTTATCTATGATGCAAGGTGAGGAAAGATCCAACTATAAAAAAAATATTATTGATGCAGATAATACCAAAATAGAATACACTAAAAAAAAGAAAAGTAAATAATTAATGTGGCCTCCTTGGGACACGGTGAAAAAATTGGAACAACCACATATGAGCATTTGTATATACCCACACTTCCACAAACCTTTTCCTTATAATGAAAAATCCGATTGGATTAAACCATGTCATGTCGATAAGGTAGACATTGGTAAAAATTCAATATTCATAGACTGGATCTATGATGATTTTTACAAATATTACGAAGCTGAAGGTGTTTCAAAAGATGATTTTTTAAAAGCGTTTGGTCAACAAGCAACAGAATATTGGTTATTAAAAGAACAACCCGAAGTTGATAATATTGGTTGTAACACATATAGACGTATGCTTTCTTTCAAACAAGATGTACCAGTCTACAATGGCAATTTATATAAAATATTTCCATATTTTAATGATTTTAATTTACCAGCAGATCGAGCTTTAGACCTTGGTACAGAAGATGAAAGAAGAACAATATTACACTTCATGTCATGTGTTGATGTAATCACTAATAAATCAACTTATCTTAATTGTTCCGTGAGTGAACAATATTTACAATCACAACCCGTAGAATATTGGAATTTATTCCATAAGGCTATCTTAGAATTAAATTATGATCAAGAAAGTTTATTGTGGTTTGAACAAAATCGGGTACCATTTACAACAACTTATATTTTTAAAAAAGAATATTTCTTAAAATACTCTTCAGAGTTGTTTCAAATACTTGAATATATATACAAGAATTGTTCTAAAGTTTATCCCACAAAACAATCGGGTGATACATTTTCAGAACCTTTTCCTTGGAGGTATCCAGGTTTTATAGGCGAAAGATTTTTGGGTTTTTTTATACACGCAAACTCATTAAGTAAAATGGAAGTGCCTCTAATTTTTTTAGAATAGGAGTTTCAATGAAACTATCAGATAATTTTTCTTTGAAAGAGATGATTAAAAGTCAAACAGCTACAAGAAAAGATATTGATAATGAACCAGGTGAAGAAGAAATTGAAAATTTAAAATTGCTTTGTGAAAATGTTTTACAACCAGTAAGAGAGAATTATGGTAAAGCAGTAAGAGTAAATTCAGGATATAGAAGCCCTGAGCTTAATTCAGCAATAGGTGGTTCTAGAACATCAGACCATTGTAAAGGATTTGCAGCCGATATAGAAATTAACGGAGTTGCAAATGCTGAGTTAGCGGAGTGGATAGAATCTAATTGTGATTTTAAACAATTAATACTTGAGTTTTATACACCAGGTATTCCAGATTCTGGATGGGTTCATGTATCGTACAATGAAAATGGTAACGATAAAAAAGTAATGACTGCCATGAAAGAAAATGGAAAGACTGTTTATAAGCTTGGCTTAATTGCTTAGTGAACATCATAGATGATAAAGATGTATGGACTAAATTACCTTGGTCTTTATTATGGGTTTATGATAAACTCATACTATCAAAAAAATTAGGACATCTTTGTGGCCCAGCTGGTGTTCCAGTTCCAGAAAAAAATGATTATGTTGTAAGACCAATTACAAACATACATATGATGGGTAAAGGTGCTAGAATACAGAACCTTTCACCTGAAGATGAAATAGAACCAGGATATTTTTGGTGTGAAGTATTTAAAGGTGAACACATTACAGTTGACTATCATTATGGTCAACAAAAAACCACAGCAAAAGGTTATCCAAGGCAAGACAGATTAGATCGCTTTGATAAATGGGAACTAATAGACAAAAAGATGCCTTTTCCTGAAAGATTGGGTACTGATGTTTGTAATTATCACCGTATGCACAATCTAGATTGGACTAATATAGAATATATTGGTGGTAAAGTAATTGAAGTACATTTTAGATACAATGATGACTTTGAAAATCATAATGGCAAAGTTATCTACCCAGTTTGGAAAGATGAACAACTACCCCAACCCAAAGACTCAATATGGTATGATAGTCCTTGTGGTGATAGATTAGGCCATTGGATAGTTGAATGAAAATATATAAAGCTTTAGGGACAAATGAAATTATGGATAATATAACACATCAAATTATAAACAAAACAGCAGTTGGTGAATTATTAATTCGTATCAGAGTATTAGAAGATGAAATTATAATATTTCAAGATGAATATAAAGAAAATGGCCATAAAAATCCTTCAGGCCATTTAAGGCAAACTATTAAGATATTAGAAGATCGAGTTGAACAACTGAAAGATGATTTATTTAAACTGGATATGGGTGAACTCTTGTAATAGGCAATTGAGTATATTATGTTTGACAAATGGGGTTGATACTGATAGAATGGTATCAATGATTAAAATTTATGTGAAAAGAGGCTGTTATGAGTAAGAAAAGATGGAAGCCAAATGCAAGGCAAGAAATTGCTAAGAAAATGGCTATAGAATATAGTTTACCAAGAGCAGAAAGATACGATCTTGTAAATAGAGAATTTGACAAATCAGTAGAGCTTATTGGTTTCGTTCAAGACCCTACAAAAAATATGAATGATTTTAGAGGTCGTGAAATGTTATTTCCAAAAAGATGGGTCACCTTAGGTGTTTTTCAACAAACATCAAAGATACCCGTTTAATGGCTAAACATTATACTAACGTACTTTGTCAAGGCAATTACATACTTTATCGTGGTGTAAATAACGGTAAAAAAGTAAAGACTAAAGTAACATACACGCCAAGCCTATTCGTAAAATCTAAAAAAACTGAAACTCAATACAAAGGTATTCACGGTGAACCTTTAGATGCTATGCGATTTGAATCTATCAGAGCTGCAAAAGACTTTCAACGTAAATATAAAGATGTTGATAATTTTGACATTTACGGCATGGATCGTTTTGAATATGGTTTCATAGCAGATAATTTCAAAGGTCAAATAGAATGGAATATTAATGATATAAATGTATCAGTAATTGATATTGAGGTAAGTTCAGCTTACGGTTTTCCTGACCCATATGAAGCGAGAGCACCAATCACAGCTATTTGTATTCGCCAACTAAATGGTAATTCGGTTGTATTTGGTTGTCGTGACTATGATTGTCCTGAAAACGTAACATACATCAAATGTGAAAATGAAAATGATCTATGTAAACAATTTATAAAACATTGGCAAGAAGATTATCCTGATGTTATCTCTGGTTGGAATACAGACTTTTTTGATATACCATATTTGGTAAATCGTTTTCGTATGTTGTTTGGTGATGACTTTGCTAAGAAACTCTCACCTTGGAATAATATATGGGAAAGAAAAGTTGTTCTCAATGGGCGAGAGCTTATATCATATCATCTATCTGGTATCAATGCACTTGATTATATCGAACTATACAAATGGTATGCACCAGGTGGTAAATCACAAGAATCATATAAGCTTGATGCGATTGCAAATGTAGAACTTGGTGAAAGAAAGTTATCGTATGATGAGTATGATAGCTTGCATAATTTATATCAAGAAAACTATCAGAAGTTTATCGACTATAATATTAAAGACGTTGATCTAATTTTACAACTTGAAGGTAAGTTGAAATTAATTGAATTGGCTTTAACTCTTGCATATGATACCAAGACAAATCTTGAAGATGTATTTGCACAAACAAGAATGTGGGATTCTTTAATATACAATCATTTACTACGAAAAAATATTATTGTACCACAGAAAAAATTTAAAAAGAAAATATCTGCTTTTGAAGGCGCTTATGTAAAAGAACCTCAAATTGGTATGCACGATTGGGTTGCATCATTTGACTTGAACAGTTTGTATCCGCATTTACTTATCATGTATAATATTAGCCCAGAAACTATTATTAATGCTGATGAATATACAAAAGATATGAATGATGTGTTAACACAAGGTGTAAATGTCGAATCACTCTTATCACAAAAAGTGGATACAAAAGAATTAAACAATGTATCACTTACACCAAATGGTCAATTCTTTAGAACTACTCAACAAGGTTTCTTACCTAAGATGATGGAAGAGATGTATGAAGATCGTAAGAAATTTAAAAAGTTGATGATACAAGCTCAAAAAGATTATGAAAAGAAGCCGAGTAAAGAACTATCACATTTAATATCAAGATATAATAATCTACAACTTGCAAAGAAAGTATCACTAAACTCCGCTTATGGTGCTCTTGGTTCACAATACTTTAGATTCTATGATCTAAGACAGGCACTAGCTGTTACATTGGCAGGTCAATTAGCTATTCGTTGGATTGAAAATAAATTAAATGGATACATGAATAATTTACTTGATACGAAAGAAGATTATGTGGTTGCATCAGATACAGATTCGATTTATCTCAAACTTGGTACGCTTGTTAATAAAGTATTTAAAGAAAAGCCAGAAACTAACGAAGTTATCAAATTCATGGACAAAGTTTGTGATGGTAAGATACAATCGTTTATTGATAAAAGTTATAAAGAGCTTGCTGATTACGTTCATGCTTATGACCAAAAAATGGTAATGAAACGTGAAGCACTTGCAGATAAAGGTGTTTGGACTGCTAAGAAGAGATATATTCTAAATGTTTATGACAATGAGGGTGTTAGATACACAACACCTAAACTCAAGATTATGGGTCTTGAAATGATTAAGTCATCAACACCTTATGCAATTCGTGAAAAGATGAAAGAGCTTACTAGAATTATTGTTACAAAAGGTGAAGATGAGGTTCAAGAGTTTATTGCAAAATTTAAAGAAGAGTTTAAAAATTTACCACCAGAAGAAATATCTTTTCCTCGAGGTTGTAATGGTTTGAAAACATATCAAGATAATACTTTGATCTATAAGAAAGGCACTCCAATTCATGTCAGAGGTGCTCTATTATATAATTTACAATTAGAGAAATTGGGCCTTGAGAAAAAATATCCTAAGATTCAATCTGGTGAAAAGCTTAAGTTCACATATCTTAAACAACCAAATCCAATAAAAGATAATGTTTTATCTTTTCCAACAAGAATACCAAAAGAGTTTGGTCTACACAAATACATTGACTTTGACACCCAGTTTCAAAAAGGGTTCATAGAACCTACAAGATTTATTGTAGAATGTATTGGCTGGGAAATAGAAAAAACAAATTCATTGGAGAGTTTTTTTGGATGAAATAGATTATAAAATAGTACCTCTGTTTAGCACACCACTCTATGTAAAACAGGGTTTGTTAATTGATGAAACAACTAAAGATTTTTTTAAAAATCAAAAATTTGAAAGAATGGTATCAGACAATGGTGATTATGGTGTAGATAAATACATACTTAACAACCCAGAATGTGCATCATTAAAAGATAAAATAAATGATGAAATAATAAAATATGCTTATAGAGAACTTAGAGCTCATGATAGTATAGAATTTTATATTACTAATTCATGGGTAGTTAGGCATAAATCTGGAGATTGGGCTCAACAACATATTCATACAAATTGTATTCTTTCTGGTGTTTATTATTTTGATGTAACTGGCGAGAAAGATTGTGGTGAATTTACACTTCTAAGAGATTTGAGTGTGTCTGGTATTTTTCCACATTCATGTGATGTAGATGTCATAGATTATAATTTATTTAACTCAAAAATTTGGAGTATGATTCCAAAAAACGGAGATGTGTATATGTTTCCATCATCAACAATTCATAGTGTAGGTAAAAATGAAACAGACAATGATAGACACTCACTTGCTTTTAATGTTCATATTAAAGGTAGACTTGGCACAAAAGAATTTGAATTAGATATAAAATGATACAAGCAATTTTACCTTTTATTACAGCAATAGGATTATCAGTAATTGCAGCTTATTATTCTGTAATAGGTTTAGCACAGATTTTTCCAGGATCATTTTGGCCAATCATTGTAATGGGTGCTGTTTTAGAAGTGGCAAAACTTGTAACAGTATCTTGGTTATATAATAACTGGAAAGAAACTATTTTAGTCATGAAAGTATATTTCATTACAGCTATCATACTTGTGATGTTAATTACTTCTATGGGTATATTTGGCTTTCTCTCAAGAGCTCATATTGAATCCAACATAGTAGTTGGTGCAAATTCTGTGCAAATTAAACAAATAGAATTAAGAGAAAACTTAATTAGAGAAAGATTAACATATCTGTATAAACAGGCAGGTGATGATCCTGAGAAAGTTGCAAGAACAACAGATAGACAAATACGAAATGCACAAGCACAATTGGTAGAACTTACAAAAGAAAAATTACCTCTGCTGAGGCAAGAGAATATATTAAAAGCAGAAGTTGGACCAATTATGTTTATCGCCGAGTTTTTATATGGTGAAGGTGACCCTCAATTTATAGATAAAGCTGTAAGAACTGTAATTTTTATAATCATATTTGTTTTTGATCCTCTTGCGGTATTATTACTCATAGCCGCAAATCAATCTTACAGAAAATATAAAAATGAAAAACCTAAAACTATAATAAAAAAGGTAAACAAGAAAAAAAAGCTTGACTTACCACCTAGTCCTAGTTTAGACTCCTTCTTTATAGACAAGGATAAAATGCTAGTGCCAAGAAATCAAATCACAAAAATGAAGGATAGTTAAATGAGTTTATTAGATAGATTGAAAAAGAATACTACAATTAAAGATTCGGCTATATTATCAAAGTCAAAATTTTTTAATAAAAAAGATATGGTACAAACAAGTGTACCGATAGTTAATGTTGCACTTTCAGGTTCACTTGATGGTGGCATTGTTCCAGGCTTAACTATGTTAGCTGGGCCTTCAAAACATTTTAAGAGTGCCTTTGCTTTATTGATGGCATCATCATATCTAAAGAAATATAAAGATGCCGTGGTCATATTTTATGATTCAGAGTTTGGTACTCCACAAAAGTATTTTGAAACATTTGATGTTGATATGGAAAGAGTATTACATACACCTGTTACAAATGTTGAAGAATTGAAACATGATATTATGAATCAATTGGGTGATATTACAAGTGAAGATAAAGTTATTTTTATTTTAGATTCTGTTGGTAATCTTGCATCTAAAAAAGAAATTGAAGATTCACTTGAAGGTAGATCAGTTGCAGATATGACAAGAGCTAAAAGTATTAAATCTCTGTTTAGAATGATAACACCACATCTTACAATCAAAGATATACCTTTAGTTGTTGTTAATCATACTTACAAAGAAATTGGTATGTTCCCTAAAGATATTGTTGGTGGTGGCACAGGATCTTATTACTCAGCCGATACAATTTGGATTCTTGGTAGACAACAAGAAAAAACAGGTAAAGATATTACAGGCTATAATTTTATTATTAATGTGGAAAAATCTAGATTTGTAAAAGAAAAGTCTAAGATACCAGTTTCAGTATCATTTAATGGTGGTATTCAAAAGTATTCTGGATTACTTGATATTGCAATTGAAGGTCAGTATGTAGCTAAACCTTCTCCAGGTTGGTATGCAAAAGTAGATAGAACAACAGGCGAAATTGGTGATAAAGTACGCTTTGATGCCACACAAACAAAAGAATTCTGGTATGATATATTAAATGACAAGCAGTTTAAAACATTCGTACAAGAAAAATATCAAATAGGTTATGGGAATATATTAGACAATGATGAGACTAGAACAGACAATACTGAAAAACTTAGTTTACAATGAAGAGTTTACCCGAAAAGTTTTACCTTTTATACAACCTGATTACTTTTCAGAGTCAGTAGAAAGGAAAGTATTTCGTGAAATTTTTGATTTTGTAAATGAATATGAAAATCTTCCTACACATGAAGTTCTTGTAATTAATTTTACAGAAAAGAAAAATCTTACAGAAGATGAAGTTTCTAAATCAATAGAGCTTCTACAAGAAATAAAAAAGAGTAAAGATGAAGAAGTAGAATTGAATTGGCTTATAGACCAAACTGAAAAGTTTTGTCAAGATAAGGCCATTTACAATGCCATCATGAACTCTGTTTCTATTCTTGATGATAAAAATACAAAAAAATCTAAAGGTGAAATACCAAAACTTTTAAGTGATGCACTTGGTGTTTCTTTTGATACACACATTGGTCATGATTACATAAATGATTTTAGTGAAAGATTTGATTTTTATCATAAAGTTGAAAATAGAGTGAGCTTTGATCTTGATATATTTAATAAGATTACAAAAGGTGGTTTACCAATTAAAACCTTGAATGTAATTATGGCAGGTACAGGTGTTGGTAAAAGTTTGTTTATGTGTCATATGGCATCAGCTTGTATATCTCAAGGTAATAATGTTTTATACATTACCATGGAAATGGCTGAAGAAAAGATTGCAGAAAGAATTGATGCTAACTTATTAAATATTAGTTTGAATGATTTGAGATCAGTTTCAAAAGAAGATTACGAAGCTAAGTTTAATGTATTAAAAGCAAAGACACAAGGCCAATTAATCATTAAAGAATATCCAACAGCAGCTGCATCTACTTTACATTTTCGTGCATTATTAAGTGAGTTAACATTGAAAAAACAATTCAAACCTGATATAATATTTGTTGATTACTTAAATATTTGTACTTCAGCAAGAATGAAACCTGGTAATAATATTAATTCATATACATTCATAAAGGCCATTGCAGAAGAATTAAGAGGCCTTGCAGTTGAGTATGAGTTACCAGTTGTATCAGCAACACAAACAACTAGGTCTGGTTATACAAACTCAGATCCAGGTCTTGAAGATGTTTCAGAATCATTTGGTTTACCTGCAACAGCAGACTTTATGTTTTCTATTGTATCAAATGAAGAACTAGAACAACTCAATCAAATACTTGTGAAACAACAAAAGAATCGTTATGCAGATCCAAGTTATTTCAAAAAGTTTATCGTTGGTGTTGATAGAGCTAAAATGAAGTTATATGATGTAGAACAATCGGGTCAAGATGGCATTATAGAATCTGGTCAAGATGACAAAGGTCCTGATAAACCTCTAAATTCATTTGGTAAGAATGAGAAAAGATTTGATGACAAATTCGGTGACTTTAAAATATGAAAATAACTAAAGAACAAGCTATACACGGTGCCAAAGTATTCTCAGATTACTTTGATAAATTTGATGGTATTGCAGATTATATTCGTGATCAAAAAGTAAGTACAGTTGAAAAAATGTCCTTTGGATTACCAGGAATGGGACCTGAAATAGATTTATTTGATAACTTTGATATGCACCCAGAAGATATGAATATAGAAATACATGAAATGAACCAAAATATGTGGGACATTTATGTTAAAATTATTTCATCTCATTCCAATATGACAAGTATTCCAGGAAAATCATTACGATTAGGTGTATTAGAAACGAATAGTAAAAAGTGGCTTGGTTTTATTCGTATTGGTTCTCCTGTAATTAATATGAAACCAAGAAATCAACTATTAGATTGTGTTTTTACACAAGATGCTAAAACAGCAGTATCATTTAATAAAACATCAATTATGGGTTTTGCAATTGTGCCATCACAACCATTTGGTTTTAATTACCTTGGTGGTAAATTATTGGCTGGTATTTGTTGTTCACACTTTGTTCGTGAAAGAATGAATACAAAATATCCAGGTATGAATACTTGTTTATTTGAAACGACCAGTTTGTATGGTTCATCAAAGTCTAGTTCACAGTATGATGGCATGAAGCCATTTTTACGATTTAAAGGTCTTACAGATTCTAATTTTTTACCGTTGATGCACGGCAAACCATATGAAGATTTAAGAGATTATATGGAAAAAGCTGTTGGTGAACCGATAGTACCAGAAGATGCCTCATCAAGAAAACTTAAAATATCTACAAAAATACAGGCTCTTATCAAGGCTAATTTAGATGGTGAGGATTTGGAAAGATATAATAAAACAATCAATAAAGCTCTTAATTTAACTGAAAAGAAACGATATTACGCTTGTAATTATGGTTTCTCAAACTTTGTTGATGTAGTGACTGGTAAGACAGATAAGTTGATTCCAGACAAGGATAACCACGATAAACACTATCTGGAGAATATATTTAAATGGTGGGTCAAGAAGGCCTCAAGCAGATATATGTCTCTTAAAAACGACAAAAGACTCAGAAAAGACTTAGAAGTATGGACAGGTGATAAAGAGATTGACATAATTCGATAATCGTGTTATCATAAATACATGATGGCAAAATATTTAACAGGCGGTCAACAGACTACAATAAATTCTACGATTACGGAATTATTCCCAGCTTTAGCTTTTAATAATGGGTTTAAACCGAAAAATGGTGAGGATTTAGGTGAATTTATTAAGACTGTAAATCTATCTAGCACTAAATCTAAAAAAAGTTTTACCACACCGGGTGATGTACCAAATGCTGAAAAATTTATATTAGATGCGTTTAGTAGAATACAACCTAGATTGTTAAAGGAAAAATTAGATAATGCTTTTGCTATTACAAATTATATCTATGAAACAAACGACTCAAATCCAATAAAAAATGTTTTTTGGGGTTATAGAATTAAACCAAAAGGTGTGCCATCTAATCATCCCGGTGATATTTTTTTTATGTTTAAAGATAGCTCAATTAGTGGTATTAGTTTAAAAGCTGGAACAGAAAAATCAGCTGAACCTTTATTAAATACATATGTTAGAACAACTTTAAAACAGCCTTACTATGAAAAAATAGATTCTAAAGCAGAAGATAAATTAAAAAAAAGACTTTGGGAAAATGTTTACTCAAAAGTTGGTGCTCCAAAAAGTGTTACTGAAAAAAATTATTATGAATATAGAGGTAAGAGTATAAAAATGAATGATACTCTTAAAGAATCTTTAATCAAATTATATGAAAATAATCTTAGAAAATTTGACGAATTATATATTGAACAAAATAAAATAAGCAGAGAACAATTAGTAAAAATAGTAAATAAAGATGTAAAAACTACCAAAGAATGGATTATGACTGAATTTAGATTACAAAAAGCTCCACAAAAAGGTGAGATACCTTTAATTTTAGTTAAAGCTGTTGGTGCAAAAGCTGAAGAAAAAGGCGACCCATTAGTTAATTTTATAGATAAAGTTACTAAAGTTAAAGCTTATTTGAATAAAAATTCTGTTCAAGAGTGGTTTATTGATTTAATGGATAAAGCAAATAAAAAACTCACTCTTAAAATGACAACCAGGAGTGATGCAGGTTTTAGAAGAAGTAGTCCAAAAGGTAAACTAGGTAAACTAGTTATGTTAAAGTTACAATACGCAGGTGTAAAAAAATGAATTTCACAGAATTTTTAGAAGAAGCCAGACAAGATAAAAATCTTCATTTAGAACATTTAGAAGATAATGTTTTAAATCGTGGTGTTACTGGCGCCAGAGAATCAATTAACTTTCTACAATCATTGAGAGATATGCTTGCAGGTAGTTCAACATCAAAAATAAATGTCACAACAAAATGGGATGGTGCCCCAGCTGTTTTCGCAGGTATCAATCCAAAGAATGGTAAGTTTTTTGTTGGTACTAAATCTGTTTTTAACAGAGCACCAAAATTAAACTATACAGATAGAGACATAGATAGAAATCACCCAAGTGGTGGCTTAAATGAAAAACTAAAAGTAGCCTTGGCATTTTTACCAAAACTTGGTATCAAAGGTGTATTGCAAGGCGATATGATGTTTACAAAAGGTGATATAAAAAAAGAACAAATAGATGGAGAGAAATACATCACATTTCAACCAAACACTATTGTCTACGCTGTACCAGAATCAACACCACTTGCTAAAACTATGCAAGCAGCTCAACTTGGTATTGTTTTTCATACTTCATATTCAGGTAGAAGTTTAGACACAATGAAGCCATCTTTTAATATTGATATTGGTAGATTAAAACCAACAAAAGATATTTGGTTTCGTGATGCTTCTTTTGTCAATGCCTCTGGCACAGCAACATTTACAGAAGCAGAAACAAAACAAATAACCAATATACTTTCACAAGCAGGTAAAACATTACAGAAGATAAACTCATTAGTATTGAATCGTCTATCAGTTAATGATAAAATACTTGGTGAAATAAAGATATTTAATAATCAAATGGTCAGACAAGGCCAAAAGATTAGAAACACCTCTACACATACTGTAAACTTAATTAGATATGTAGAAAATAAATTGAACAAAGAAATAATTAAAGCTAAAAGAGAAGATACAAAAAAGAAAAGGCAAAAAGAAAAAAATGAAGTGATGAGATTTTTAAGAGGTTCAGCTAGACAACTAATTGAAATATTTAACTTGATGAACTCAATTGTTGAATCAAAAACAATCATCATTCGTAAGTTACAAGAGATGCGACAAGTTACAAATACATTTGTCAGAACAGATGATGGATTTAGAATCACCAATCCAGAGGGTTTTGTTGCCGTAGATAAGCTATCTGGTGGTGCATTGAAACTTGTTGATCGACTAGAATTTTCACATCAGAATTTCACGGCTAAAAAAACTTGGGACAAGTAAAATGGCATACGATATAGATAAAATATTACAAGAGTATGGAGACATTGATTTTGGATTTACTGCTGTTGATGAAACAGAATATGAAAAAGTCAAAGACGAATTAGAAAAAACTAATTATCAAAAAGATTTAACAGTAGAATCATACAAAGATAGGCTGAAAGAGCTAGAACAATTAATTATGCCTTTCTTAACTAACCTATATAAATCCAGAGAGCAGGCCTATATCCATTGGCCCAATCGTGGTAATTTATTAGAAAAACAAATGCAAAGAGTTTTAAAATTAACGAGAGGTCAATGAGTAATCCAAGAATCTCAAGAAAATCGGGTCAACCAGCAAAATCTAAAAAGCACTCAGACCTCTACACAGACGAGGATCCGAAAGGAACCATTCACGGGCTCAAATTCGCAAGTAAGTCTGATGCAGAAGCTTCAGTACGAAAAATTAAGTCAAGCGGACGATCACACGCCCATAAGATTCAAGCAGCGATAGCTATGGAACAAAGAGCTAGAGTAATGGGTAAAACAGGTGCAGCCGCTGTGTATCGTAGTTTTATTAATGTTATGAAAAAGAAAACAAAGAAAATGAATGAAGCTGCATATTCTGGTAATCTTGGAGTTATGGAGTTAGTGAAGTTTCATTCAAAAGCTACACCTAACCAAAAAAGAAAATTGAATTCACATATTAAAAATAAAAATCATAAAGAATTTCGTGATTTGATTCATAATGTTACAGGAGTTAAACTACACAAGAGCGTAAACGAAATGAAAAATTCACCATTAGAAAACTGGAAAAATGAAGAACCAGTAAAGTACACAAAACATTTAACAAAAACTTTTGGTCAACCAGATGAACTTACAGATCATAGAGCTGTTTGGTATGCAAAAGATGGCTTTCAAAGAATAGTTGTAAAAGATGAATACATCTTACATGGATCACCTGCACCACACTATGATTTCGTGTATAGTTATGTTGACTTAAAAGTGCCACATGATTTAGCTGACCCTTTGGCAAATAGTAGTGAAAGTATTTTAATTGACTTTCTAAAAAATCAAGTTGGTGCTAGATGTGGTTCACTTACAGCAAATGCAGTAACACTTAATTATGTTCTTGATGTTGTTGCAAAGAGGGTGAAACCTAGTAAAGATGAATATGAAAAAAGAATAAAAGACATGATTAAGATGAATGAATCTGGTAAAACTTACACTAATGATTGGTGGCCAGATGAAAGTGAAGATGCTAACCCAAAAAATCCATATTATAAAAAAGGTAGTGTTGAAGAAGAATACGGAGCTGGAGAAGAGGGCACGGATAAAGTAGTAAAAAATTATAAGAGAATGACACCAGGACAACTGGTTAAATTTAAACAATATATAAAAGGATAGTAACTTAAATTGGAGTAAATAATGCGTAACTTGATTATAGGATGTGCTAGTAATTATGATTGGAATACACTACAATATTGGTGTAATTCAATTAATCAAAGTGGATTTGAAGGTGATAAAGTTTTAATATTATTAAATTGTGATAAAGAAACAGTTATCAAAGTTGAACAAGCTGGTTTTAAAATCATAGGTTTCAATAAAGATGATGAGGGTAATTTAGTTCATGATTCAAAAATGCCACCTCATGTTGAAAGATTTATACACATATATGATTATTTAAAAAAATCACCAGAGTATGATTGGGTTATTACAACAGATGTTAAAGACGTTATATTCCAAAAAGATCCAGTTAAATGGATAGAAGAGTATAAAGAGAAACATTGTTTTTACTTTAATAATAATGATCATTATGACTATTTTTTCTCCTCTGAAAGTATTTTATATAAAAATGAACCATGGGGTAATCAAAATCTTCTTGAAACTTATGGACCATATGTACATGAAATTTTCAAAGAAAATGAAATCTATAATGTAGGTGTTTTAGCTGGCACAGGTTATGCTATGAAATCTCTAATGATTAATATATTTTCATCTTGCATGGGTAAACCTATACCAATATGTGACCAATCTACATTTAACTTTATGGTTTCACAATCCCCCTACAAACAAAAATCAAAATATTTTAAGTCAGAAGATGGCTGGGCTTGTCAATTAGGTACAACGGCAGATCCAGCTAAGATACAAGAATTTAAGTCACACTTGTTAGAATCAAGCCCTATTATGGAAAGTGGATCTGTTAAAACATCTGATGGTAGTAAAGACTTTTGTATTGTACACCAATACGATAGAGTTCCTGCTTGGCGACACATCATACAAATGAAGTATTCTACATGAAAAGAAAAATATCAGATTGGTTTGCTAAATCAATGACAAAGTTTTTTAGATTTTTGGCAGACACTTTTTTTGCTAAGAGATATGGTCATAGAGCTGTAGTTCTAGAAACTGTAGCTGGAGTTCCTGGTATTGTTGCAGGAATGTGGATTCATTTGAGAAGTTTAAGAAAAATGGAAACTGGCCATGGACCTATGATTAGAGAATTAATTGCAGAAGCCGAAAATGAAAGACAACATTTAATGTTTTTTATAGAAATAGCTAGACCTAATTTCTTTGAAAGATGGTTAGTTATTTTTTCACAGGCAACTTTTTGGGTCTTTTATTTTTTTCTTTATGTATTTTTTCCTAAAACCGCACACAAAATGATTTTTTATTTTGAACGTGAAGCAGTTAAGTCTTACACAGAATACCTCTATATGGTTGAGAATGGACAAATTGAAAACGTGCCTGCACCTAAAAGAGCAATTGAGTATTANCAAATGCAAGAAGATGCTAAACTTTCTGATTTAATTAAAAAAGTTAGAGCTGATGAACAACACCACTCTAAAATTAATTTAAAGAAAATTAATTTAAAGTATTCAAAATGAAAATAGCCCTATGTTTATCCGGTCAACCTAGAAGTTTTGAAAAAGGTTATGAATATCACAAGAAGAATTTACTAGATCACTATGATGTTGATACATTTATACATTCATGGAATTCTGATGAAGCTGAAGAGTATATAAAATTATATAAACCAGTTTCATCTCTTCTAGAAAATGAACTTAAAGGTGATTATGATGAAAGATATAAAAATACTCCAGATGCTATAAACCACCCACCTCGTTTTACGGTGTCAATGCTTTATAGTATGCAGAGGTCCTGTGAATTAAAAATTAAAAAAGAAATGGAATTAAAAAAGAATTATGATTGGGTGATTAAATCGAGGCCTGATTATGCTTTAAATATTGTTATACCATTCTATAAAATGAATCCATGGGTACTTTATATACCAAATTGTAGAATGGTTCCAGAAAAAGATTTTGGTAACGATCAATTTGCATTTAGCTCATCTAATATTATGAATAAGAGAATGACTATTTACAATAATATGAACCACTATTACGATCAAAAGGTTTCAATGATCGGTGAAGATATGATGAAAGCCCATTTACATGAGTATGGGTTACATGGTAAATTTTTGACATATGTGGATATGAATAATCCATTCCCTCCAGGTGATTTTAATGGAACCTGGCATAGTTTAATTCGTGATGATTGTGCTAAATGGAAAAAAAGATAGTAAAAGAATTTATTGGACATTCGGGTTCTGAAATATTACTTATAAAAGACGATAAAGAATTTTTTGTAAGAAAGAATGGCAATGTGGAAAGAAATATTGAAAGGTTAATAGGTCTAAATGAAAAAGGTTACAATGTTCCAGCAATATATGACTCATCTGAAAACTATATTGAGATGGAGTATATTCATGGTCTTGATATTTTGGAGTACCTAAAAACTAGAAGTACAAAGAGATTAGGTAATTTTATAATTCAAACAATAGATTCATTTGCTAAAGACGCTATAAAAGTGGATTATAGTAATGTCTATGACACAAAGCTTGATTGGATTGATTCAGTAGATGATTTACCTTTTATAAAAAAGGAACTCATTGATAGATTGCCAAGTCACTTGCCAAGGTCAACATATCATGGCGACTTTACCCTAGAAAACTTGATTTTTAATGAAGAATCCTTTACAATGATAGATCCAGTTACAATTGAATATGATTCGTATGTATTCGACCTAGCCAAATTAAGGCAAGATTTAACTTGTAGGTGGTTTTTAAGAAACAAAAATATTAAGTTAGATGTTAAGTTACAAAATCTGGAAGACCAAGTTTTTAGTAAATTTGGTTTTGCAAAAAATGATTATCTTTTAATTCTTATGTTGTTAAGAGTTTATTTACATACTGAAAATGGAGATAGTAATAGAAAGTTTATATTGAAGGAGATAAATCGTTTATGGAAATAATTATACCAGCCGCTGGGGCTTCTTCCAGATTTCCTAATATGAAACCAAAATTTCTTTTATTTGGCCGACACAATAAGATGATGTTTCATAATGCGATAGAACAATTCTTAGATGATG